TATGCAGTAAGTTATCAATTACAAAACCCAAATTTAGGTGAATATCATTTTTATTAAAAAGCTCATTTAACAGATGAAGCAATGCTGCACCAATGCTCAAGCATTAAGATAAGATAAGATAAGATAAAATAAGATGTAAAAAAAAGTTGTAAAATGTTTTGTAGTTTATAATTATATTTATATATTTGTTATGTAATTAATTAAAGCCAACACAATGAAATACACAAAAAACACAGCTAAAAAAGTTTTAAATTATTTAAATAATAATCCTAAATTTAAAAAACAATTTCTTTCTTGGAATTATGATGAACAAAAAACATCAGTAAAATTATTGTTAGCATTAAAAAAAATATAAAATAAAAAATATTAAAAGAGGCAGCAGATGTCAAAGGCTGCGTAAGTCCCTAAAATTTAAAAAGCTACTGTAAAAAGTAGTTTTTTTTTGTATATTTGATGAGGTTATTTTATGGAAATTGGATTAACCAAAAAATAAGAACTAATAAAGGTGAAGTCGGCAAAAGAGCGTTTCACCTTTTTTTTTAATTCGTGCATAACACTAAGCACTTTTTTTTACATTATATATAAATGAAGTTAACTATACACATACCAGAATCATTAAAAGATATTAAATTAAACCAATATCAAAAATGGCTTAAAATTGCAGAGGGTAAAGAGATGAATAATTTCATACAACAAAAAATGATTGAAATATTTTGTAATATCCCTTTAAATAAAGTTTTACAAATAAAGGCAACTGATGTAAATAATATTTGTGAATCAATTAATAAAGTATTTACTGAAAAACCTAAACTTATTGATAGATTTAAAAAAGATAATATTGAATTTGGATTTATTCCAAAATTAGATGATATGATTTTTGGGGAATATGTTGATTTAAATACTTACCTCCCAGAATGGGAAACAATGGATAAAGCAATGAGTGTTTTATATAGACCAATTATATACAATAAAAATAAACAGTATTTAATAGAGGATTATAATACTTCAAGTAAATATAATTTAAAAGATATTACTTTAGATATTGTTTTTGGTGCTATTGTTTTTTTTTGGAGTTTAAAAAACGAATTACAGAATCATATCCTGAACTATTTGGCGAATCAGAAGGAGGTTACAATACCACAGCACTTGGTGGATTCTCTGAAAAATGGGGCTGGTATCAATCAATATATGGGTTGGCCAATGGAGATATTAGAAAGTTAGATGAGGTTGTTAAATTAAATTTACATAAATGTTTACAATATTTAGCATTTGAAAAAGAAAAACAAGAACTTGAAAAAAAATTAATAAATAGAAATGCAAAGAGATGAAATAATAAAACATATCATGGAGCATGAAATGATTGGTGATACTGAAATTATTATTTTGCCAGATGGCTTTGAAGATGCTTTTTTAGGAATTACAGTTTTAAAACCATCAAGAGCTATTTACAGTTATTATAAATGTCTTGATATTTTAATGAAACAAAATGTTACTGATTTTGATGATACAATGGATTGGTTAGATGAATTTATAGAAGAAGATTTAGGTAAACATTCACCAATATATATAAAATTAATATGAAAAGTTTTTACAACGTAATAGATAAAGTAAGAGAAGTAGTTTCATCAGAACCATTCAACAATGAATTAACTTTTGGAGATATTGCAGACATTGACTTAAAAAAACAAAGTTTATTTCCATTAGCTCATGTAATGATTAACAATGCTACAATAAGCAACAATTATGTAACTTTAAATATCACAATATTTTTTATGGATTTAGTAGATGTTAGCAATGAACAAGTAACTAACTTATATAGAGGTAACGATAATAGACAAGACATTTTAAATACTCAATTTGCATTAGCAACAAGAGTAATGAGAGTAATGCAAAAATCAGACTTATATAGAAACGAATTTGAATTAATTAATGATGCTAATTGCGAACCATTCACAGAGCGTTTTGATAATATGCTTGCTGGATGGGCAGTGACATTTGATATAGGAACAAAAACAGATATGACTTATTGCTAATGAGTGAATTTAAAAAAGCATTAGAAAAATACGCAAAGTATGTTATTCAGCAGTCAAGAAGTAA